CGTAGGAGCTGGTGGAGGTGCTGGTGGGTATCGTCAAAATTATCCAAGTCCAACAACTGCAGGATTACCTGTAACAGCTACAACTTATCCAATTACAGTAGGTAGTGGAGGAGCAGGTGTACCTGGTTATGTTTCAGGAAATTCTGGTTCAAATTCAATATTTAGTACAATCACATCAACTGGTGGTGGAGGAGGTGGGGGTGGCCCTGGAAATCCTAGTCCACCATCAGCTAATGGTTTATCTGGTGGATCTGGTGGTGGAGGGGCTTGGCAAAGTGGAACAGGTGGTTCAGGAAATACACCTCCAACAAGTCCATCACAAGGAAATAATGGTGGATCTCAAAGTGGAGGTTCCCCATTTTTTGGTACAGGAGGAGGAGGAGGTGCGGGCGGATCAGGAACTGGTGGTACTTCTTCTACAATAGGAAATGGTGGAGTAGGTTCACCTATAGCTACAACAGTATTTGGACCAACAGCACCATCTTATGGAACTCCAGGACCAGCACCTGGAAGATATTTTGCTGGTGGGGCATCTGGTTTAACTGATGGAGGAACTTCTGGCACAGCAGGATCTGGAGGAGGAGCTACAAAAGGAGATAATGGTTCTACAAACACAGGTGGTGGAGGTGGAGCACAACTAGTAGAGTCTGGTAGTTCAGGTTCTGGAGGTTCAGGCATAGTAGTAATAAGATACAAATTTCAATAAAATAAAATTATGAGTGAAATTAAAGTAAATAAAATTAGTCCTAAACAAACATGTACTCAATTAACATTGGGCGACAGTGGAGATACTATTATCATTCCAGCTGGTGCAACGATCACGAATAATGGTACAGCAACAGGTTTTGGAAGAACAGGAACAGTTAACTGGGATACAACTAAAAAAACTTCAGGGTTTAACGCTGTTAATGGTGTAGGATATTTTTGTGATACAACAGGTGGTGCATTTACTGTGACTTTACCAGCAGCACCAAGTGCTGGAGATATAGTTGCTTTTTCAGATTATACAGGAACGTGGGAAACTAATAATATTACAGTTGGTAGAAATAGTTCTAATATTAATGCAGCAGCTGCAGATTTAATATTAAATGCAAATAACACAACAGCAACTTTAATTTATGTAGATGCTACAGAAGGTTGGAGAGTAATTGATACTGGATCTTTATCTGAAGTTAATGTTCCATTATATGTTGCAGCAACAGGTGGAACAATCACAACTTGTGGAGATTTTAAAATTCATACTTTTACAGGACCAAGTACATTCACAGTAACATCAGCAGGTAATTCATTAGGATCAACAACAGTAGATTATTTAGTAGTAGCTGGAGGTGGGGGTGGTGCAGGAAGAGATGTTTCAGGTGGTGGTGGATCTGGAGGTTTTAGGGTTTCAAATAGTTATGGAATACCTGCTCCAACAATGTCGCCTTTATCAAATCCAACAGGTATATCAGTATCAGTACAAGGTTATCCAATTTCAGTTGGAGGAGGAGGAGCAGGAGGAATTTGTGCTTGTAGTCAAGGTAGTGATGGTTCAAATTCAGTTTTTAGTACAATCACTTCAACAGGAGGAGGTGCAGGAGGTTATAGTAATCCTGGACCAGCTAATCCTGGAGGTTCAGGCGGTGGATCATATAGAGGAACAATTACTAATGGATTAGGAAATACACCACCAACAAGTCCCCCTCAAGGAAATAATGGAGGAATTGCGGGTGCTTCAATTATTAATTGTAATGGTGGGGGTGGTGGTGGAGGAGCAGGTGCAGTAGGTTTTAGTGGTCAAACTGTTGGACCAGGTGGAGGTGGTATAGGATCATTTGTATCTCCTTCTTTTGCAGTTGCTTGTGCAGGAACACCAGGACCTGCACCTGGAGTTAGATATTTTGCAGGTGGAGGTGGTGGTACTCAACATAGAAATCAAAGTCCTGCAAGTCCTGGACCAGGTGGTGCAGGTGGAGGAGGTGCTGGAGCAATTCCTTCTGGTGGAAATGGAAATGCAGGAACTACTAATACAGGTGGTGGTGGTGGAGCATCTAGAGGAGCACCAGCAAATGGTGGAGCAGGTGGCTCAGGAATAGTAGTAATAAGATACAAATTCCAATAAAAACTATGGATTTACAATTAACAAAAACTAAATTATAATAGGAGATAATCATGGCACACTTTGCAAAATTAGGAGCTAACGGAAAAGTTATAGCAGTATTAACACTAAATAATAGTGATATGCTTAATGCTTCTGGAGTTGAAGACGAAACAGTTGGTCAACAGTATTTAGAATTACATAATAACTGGCCAGCTCAAATGTGGATTCAAACATCTTACAATACAGCAGGTGGACAACATAAAAGTGGTGGAACACCATTTAGAGGAAATTACGCAGGTATTGGTTATACTTGGGATGAAGATGATCAAATCTTCTGGCCAAAGAAACCTTTTACTTCATGGGTAAAACATATACCATCAGCATCTTGGAAATCACCGATTGGTGATGCACCAGCATTAACTGAAGAACAAACTGCTCAAAATACAGCAAACACTCATAGATGGGGTTATAACTGGAATGAAGCAAATCAGTCTTGGGATTTAGTTAATTCTAAAGTTTCTTAATTATTGACATCTAACTAAACAATATATATCTATTGCATAAGGTGTTATGCATAAGAAAATACTATCTCAAATAGACCTACATTTTGGTCAAGTAGAAATGCCTAAAGGTTTTGAAATAGACCGAGAAAAATTAGGTGCAGATATTTTATCATCTACTATTTATAATAGAGAATTTCCATTCTCTAGATCTTTTGATATGCTACAAACATACTTAAGAGAACATATTAATTTAGAATATGGTTTTACATTAGTTCATAAAAAAACAATTGGTAATATATATAAACCAAGACAACATTCAAATTCATTATTACAAGTTGATCCTGTAGATTTAAGAAACTCTCCAGATTATGTAATGCTATATGGAGTAAATATAGGAAAAGATTCTTGTAAAGTATTTATAGAATATGATGATAATAGAAGAAAAGGTAGAAGTTGGGAAATACCTTTAAATAACAACGATTTTATTATGTTTCCTTCTACTCAAAGATATCATATAACTGCTAATGAATCAGAACAATTAAATTTTATATTAACTACAACTTATGAATTTATCTAATTACTATTGGTATTTTAAATCAGCTTTAACTCCAAAGTTTTGTGATGATGTTATTAAATATGGATTACAACATCAAGAAGATTTAGCCATTACAGGTGGACTTGGCTCTAATAGAGATTTAAAGAAAAACCCATTAAAAGAAGAAGAAGTTGTAGATTTAAAAAAGAAAAGAAATTCTAATATAGTTTGGTTAAATGATACTTGGATTTATAAAGAAATACACCCGTACGTCCACGAGGCTAATAAATTAGCTGGATGGAATTTTGATTGGAATTTTAGTGAGTCTTGTCAATTTACTAAATATAAGTTAAATCAATATTACGATTGGCATTGTGATTCTTGGGATAAAGTTTATGATAAACCAGAAGATCCAAATAGTCATGGTAAAATTAGAAAATTATCTGTAACTTGCCAATTAACTGATGGTTCAGAGTATACAGGTGGAGAACTACAGTTTGATTGTAGAAATTATGATCCACACATGCGTGATGAAGATAAGCATGTGTTGAACGTAAAGGAAATACTTCCTAAAGGCTCTATCGTTGTGTTTCCTTCTTTTGTGTGGCATAGAGTACAACCAGTTACCAGAGGAACAAGATATTCTTTAGTTATATGGAACTTAGGATATCCTTTTAAATAATATGTTTATAAACGAGTATTTTAAAACACCAATCTGGATGGAAGATAAACCAGAATTTATAAAGTCGCTTACTAAAGCAACGGACAAATATATTAAAGAATCTAGAGATTTAAGAAAAGCAGATATTAAAAAGAATGGGGATTTTGGTACTTCGTATCATTCAACACCTTTAACTGCAGATACTAAGTTTAGAGATTTTCATAATTATGTTGGTCAAAAAGCTTGGGAATTTTTAGATTGGCAAGGATTTGATATGCAACAATATACAACGTTCTTTTCTGAAAGCTGGGTACAAGAGTTTGCTAAAAATGGGGGTGGTCATCATTCAGCTCACATTCATCATAATCAACATGTAGGTGGATTTTATTTTCTTAAAGCAAGTGAATTAACTTCTTATCCAATATTTCATGAACCGAGAACTGGGGCACGTTGTACAAAGTTAAAACTTAAAAAACCAGATGCAATTACCCACGGTACAGAACTTGTGCACTTTAAAGTTAAACCTGGAACACTTATATTCTTTCCAGGATATATGGAACATGAATATGCAGTAGATCATGGTAAAGAACCATTTAGATTTATTCATTTCAACATTCAAGCAGTTCCAAAAGAAATGGCAAAGGTAAATGTCTAAAAAATATAATTTTAAAAAAGATAGATTTACTGTTATTGAAAAAGCAATAGATCCTAAAATTGCAAACTTTGTATACAACTACTTTTTAATGAAAAAGCAAGTTGCGAGAACAATGTTTGATACAAGATATATTTCTCCATTTACAACTGAGTTTGGTGTATGGAATGATGATCAAGTTCCAAATACTTATTCTCACTATTCAGATATAGCTATGGAAACTTTATTATTAGCTGTTCAACCTATTATGGAAAAACAAACTGGATTAAAATTAATTCCAACATATTCATATGCAAGAATTTATAAAAAAGGAGATATATTACATCGTCATAAAGATAGATTTTCTTGCGAGATTTCCACTACCTTAAATTTAGGTGGAGATAAATGGCCTATTTTTATAGAAAAAGATCCAAACAAAGGTGGAATAGT